CCCATACGGCCAATCATATACAATTCATTGTACTCATCAACAACTGCATCTAAACCAACAGACTCAACACCTTTTTTGCTTTCCGTAAATCTATGCGTACCTTTAGGTGTATATCTAAACTTGTCAACATCTTTAGGTATTGCAAAGTTGAAACCATCAGTGTTCTTTAAGTCAACACCTCCAATTCCACCAACAAAAGTACCATCTTCTGTTGAAATGTCATACACATATCCATTAGGACATCTATTTTTTATAACCTCATTTAACCAAACTTCATCACTTTTCATTTTAGTTTTATTAGTAAAAGATGAGTTATTTCTATTTTTATTTTTTAATCTAAATGAGATGAAATTTTCTTTATCTTTTCTAGTTCTTATTTTTTTATCAATACCTAAACAATCCATAATATACCCAATACCAGACATAGCAACTTGAGATTTTATACCAATATCTGAACAATCTTCTAAATAATCACCATAACCATCTGAGGAAAAAACACCATTTAAAAAAGCTAATTTATTTTTATCACTAGCATTTAATATGTAATACGGAATTTTCTTCTCTCTGTATGAGGTATAAAAATCTTTACTAAATTTAATACTTACGTATTTAGAATAACTAACTAGATTATAAACACCACTAGATTTTCTATGGTCTTTAATCTTTGTTTTAATATCAAATTGTTCTTCTATAATTAATTGTAATTTAAGTAATTTATCATAGTTAGATGAAGAAATTTTAAAAACACTTCTTTTCCCTTTATTAATATTTATTTCACCAGTTCTTTTAGATTTATAATATTGTTTTCTATCACCATAAGTAGCGGAACCGTCACCTAAAAAATAACCATATAGAAATGATACTTCTTCATCTAAATATTCAATACCTTCATTATTAAAATTTTCAACATTTCTAACATCTAATAAATCACCTCTTTTTAAATCTTTAGGTTTTATTTGTTTAGTATTTTGAAAAAGTGAGTGGTCTTCGGTTACACAAACTAATTTATCCTTTGTAGAGACTCTATGTATTTTTTTATCTGTTTTATGACGATATATATAATTAATTTCTTTCCAACCATTTACGGTTAAGACTTCATATGGTTTGATTTCATAATCTCTAAGTTCTTCTTCATCAATAAACTCTGAGTTAGGATTATATAAATCAGAGATTGGTAGAATATCTATCTCTTTCGTTTTTTTCCACCTGATAAATATTGGAGTGTTAAAGGTTACTGAATCTCCAACTAAAGGTGTGAATCCTTTATCAACAAAGAACCAAACCATTAATCTTAGATATTGTCTACCTCTACAAGTGGTTTCTTCAGCACATTCAATATCACCCCAGTTAAATATGTTAGGTGCGCCCAAAGAACCAAAAAATGAGTTACCTAGAATTTTAATAGGTAATTGTTTCTTATCATACGTACTTGCTAAAGCTGAGTTTTCTTTTACTTGTTTTTTAGCAAAACCCAACTCTTCCTCAGTCATAGATTCACCTTTCGTATCTATAATCTCTTGGAATGTTCTAACTTCAGCTTTATGTTCATTCATTAAACCTTTAAACTTATCCCTTGTATTTGCAATATAAAGTAACATACCTTTCATTACATCACTAATATCCGTATCTGGGAATATATCCCAAGTTATTTCAATATTAGGGTATAGGGCAGCAAAGTCCAACTTAACAACATCAGTTCTATAACCAACTTCCAGTAACCTAGATAAACCACCTGTAAAACTTTGTCTTTCTTTTAACTCTGGTACGGCCAACCTATTCTCATACGACCAAGCTAACATAATCAATTTCCATATACCTGCGGTACCCATGGTTATAGACCTCATGTATGAGGTAGGTATTAACTTAGATAATAAGAAAGCTGCTTGGTTAAATTCAGCATCGACTTTTTCTGTTTCCCATAAATCGTCAAGTAGGTATCTCCTTATAATCATTTTACCTTTGACAAGCTTATATCCTTCTTCTAATGGCTTTTCTTCAGTAATCTTATAATATGTACCGTCAGTATCATTAAAAGCGTAATCAGTAACGCTATCAGCCCACATGCTGTAAATCTTATCACCGTCCACATACACTCGGTTAGGTTTGTTCTTTTTAGCGTATTTAGTAATATACTTTAATCCAGCGCTTTTTATATTGGAGTTAATTGCTTTTGCTCTACGCACAGCATGATAAACATCAATAATATTATAACCCCACATCGTTGTTTGCTTGTAATACTCTCGCTCACCACCTAATTTAAGAGATTTATCAACTCTTTTTATTTTGTGCTCACCAGTAGGGTCCAAAGTTTTGGCCACCAATTCAATGTCAACACCTAAAATGTCGCATCTAGTGAAAATAAAATCCCAGTCAAAGTTTTCTGAGTTATAGCCAGCAATTGTATCAGGTTTTAATTTTTTAATAACCTCGAACATCTTGAATATAGCGAATAACTCTTCTTCTCTATCGTCAACATCAGGACCTGTTTTAATTTCTATAATATCTTCGTAACCTCTATTATCCTTTACACCGACTTGGAATATTCTTGCATCCTTATACCTAACTGGTTGATTTTTCTCATCGAACTCATAAAGTTTGGTCAAATCTTCGCCAGTACTCATTCGACTTTTAACGTCTTCTATTTCCTCACGTGATAATAAAGTACCTTTAGGTTTAAGTCCAGTTGTCTCTAAGTCAAATTGTAATCTGTGTAAATCATCATAGTCATTAAACCCTTTAAATAAACGCTTACCTGATGCAATTAAGTATTGTTCGATAGGGTTGATTGCAACAAAGTTTCTTTTATCACTCTCACCATACACATCAATACCACCCTGCTTAAAGAAATTTAATAGTTTTCCATAAGGACCAGTACATTTGGCCATAAACTTAAAACCATCTTCCATCCTTGGTGCAATACCTTGGTTATTTAATGAAGTCTTTAGTCTAGTTATAGTAACGCCGAATTTCTTACAAGCTTGTTTAATCTTATTCCTTTTACCACCATACATTTTTTTTGTGATAGGTTCCTTAAACCAAACAAACGACGTGATATCATCTTTAACCACGTATTTACCCTTAACTGGGTCGTTTATTATTAAAGAAACTTTATCGGCACCATAAGGTATTTCAACATTTACAATGTATTTTTGAGGGTTTCTTCCTTCTAAGAATCTTGATATTTGTTCATCGTTAATCATAAAACTATATTATACTTATTACCTACAAAGTAACTAGTATAATAACCGAAAAACAAGTTTTTTGTAATAATTTTTAAAATAAAGTGGTGTTTACCAGGTTTGTCTATATCTCAAATAGTACGTAGGTTAAAACAACAATCTACTAAACAAATATGGTTACTACATCCCACATTACTTCGTAGAGAGTACTGGTACAAAAACATTTTATGGAGTGCAGGTTATTTTGTTTGTTCAATAGGTGAAGTAAATCCAGGTACAATTCGTCAATATATTTTAAGTCAAGGTTAATTAGTTACCTTTGTCGCTTACATCCCATCCACGCTAAAAAGCGATGAATGGGTTTTACGCTCATGGTATAAAAATAAATTAATACAATTTATAGTTGATGATGATTTGTATGCTAAGTTATCTTCAAAATTAATGAAAGATGATGTAAGTGTTTCAACTTATATGAGGAATTTAATTATCAAGGATATGGATGTATAACTCGTCTTTTATAGGGACGATTAATTTACCTGAACCATCATTAAATCTAATTGTGAATTCACCCACATAGGTACCAGCTTTTCTAGTTTCTTTTTCGCTAAATTGATAGCCGATGTAGTATTCTTCACTAATGCTGTCAGGTTCTGGTTCTTTTAAAATACATAGAGCTTCTTTACCACCTATTCTTTTGATTCCTGTATTAGCATCAGTCATACAGAACGTAATAATGGAATCCTGTAACCTATCGTGAAAATTATCAAAATCATTTCTACCATCGTTAATTAACTCCATTTTTAATCTAGGTAAAGTACTTCCTTTATTTATGTAAAAATCCATTGTTTATTTTTATAATAAATATACTACTCTAATGATTTAATCAACTCAATTGCTTCATCTATCGTATTGAAACTTCTGGTTGGTATTAATATATGGGGTTTCTTGATGATTATAGGTATTATGGATTTACCAACAAACTCATATAATTTATCAACATGTTCTCTATTTTTGTCATTATCCACGTCAATGTCGGTATATTCAATATTACCCCTCTGTAATTTGGTTTTTAAATCATTACAGTATACACATTCTTCACTTGTATATATTCTAATCATAGTTTTAAGTCATTTTCTTTTAACTCACCCAAAAGATTTGCCATCCTTTCACTGTGTTTATCACCTTTAGTTAGTATCTCATCAATATTTTTTTGTTTACTCATAACAGAATACCACATCATTAAAGAAATAGTACCTCTAAATAACTGGTAATATACCGATACATTGTTTTTTTGACCAATTCTATAACTTCTATCTTCTGCTTGTTCATTATCACCTGGTACCCAACTAAAAGAGTTGAATATTACAACCGTGGCCTCAGTTAAGGTAATACCGACACCAGCTGATGTTATGTTACCAATGAAAACTTTTGTTTTCTTGTTATTTTGGAATTTATCAATTGATTCTTGCTTAGCTTTACTGCTCATTCTACCATTATGTATAACACACTTATTACCGAAGTGTTCAGATAACTCCTCTAGTTCTTCAGTAAATGTTGTAAATATAATAACTTTCTGGTCTTGTTCAATAGCTTCCTCAGCTAACTCAATTGATTTAGGTATTGTTTCCATCGCAATGAATTTTCTCAATAGACCTAATTCAACTAAGTCCTTATGTACTGAACTTGTTTTACGTTTACCTTCTTCAGCTCTTTTTTCTAAGTACTCTTCCCACAAGTTTTCGTATTCTGACCAACCACGTTTAGATAAATCATGGTACATTGTAGTTATGGTTTTATCTGGCATATCTAATGCTTCAGATTTTAATCTTCTTAACAAACTGTTTTTAGTTCTAATACCTAATTCAGCTAAATTTGACGCTCCATCAGTAATCCATATTTGTTTAGTTCTACCGTTTTTAAGTTTTTTATAGAAACGCTTGGCATCACAATATCTTGTGGCAAAAAACTTCCAGTTAGCACCTAATGGTGATTTTATTAATTTTAATAGGTTGAAAAAATCCATTGGTTTATTGGCAATTGGTGTACCTGTTAATAACCAAACTTTTTCTATATTACCACGCTCTATAATGTCGTTCATTATTTTAGTTCTTTGAGCTTTAGGGTTTTTAATTTTATGAGCTTCATCCATGATAACTAAATCATAATTTTCTTTCATGATATCCTCATAGTAAGGTTCATTTTTCTTACGAGAACCTGTTGAATGAAAATTCTTTAGAATGTCATAATTTATAATTGTATATTGACCAACGTCTGGCCAGTTACTACCACTAACTATAATCGCTTTCTTACCGAAGCTTTCAACTTCCCTTTGCCAAGATATCTTAACACTAGCTGGACATACGATTAACACTTTTTTAGCTCCAACTTCTAAAGAGGATATAATTGATTGATATGTATTATGTGTAACAATACCATGATTAATAACAAATAATGAGTCTTCAGCATCAACCTTAATACACACACTATCACCTTCACCAATAGATTCTATATTTTTAATGTATCTACCAACCTTATATTTTTCAGGTGTGTTATATTCATCAGCTTTTCTCTTTAACCTAAATGGATTCATCCCTTCTGGTAATTTAATATTTAAACGATAAGCTTTTTCATCATCTGAATTTTTATAAGAACCTATTTTACTCTTCTTTCTTACAATACCACCCAAACTATGTACAATTTCAGCCACATCATCAGCTAATTGTTCAGATACACTACAATATTCAGTTCCAGTAAAATTGCCGCTTTTTGATTTCATACAATGACCATCAGTGTCCATAAGACCTTGAAGGATAGCTAATCTATCTTCAATTGAAGAATATTTATATATTTCTGGAATGAATTTGGTGTGAGATAAAGTACCATTTAATTTAAGTGCACATACTTCTTCTTTTAAATTATTTAAATAATTTAATCTTATATTAAAACCACCTGAACTTTCATTAACACATTGATTTTTAAATATTTCATCAAAATCAGCTTTATGTAAGCCAATACTAATAACACCCGTTTTTTTGATATGTCCATTACCCAAAGTAACACCTAATAAATAAGGTTCAATAGGTAATTTATATTCATTTTCAAATTCAATTGGTTTAACAATTGGAATTTGCCATTTGTTTTGTCCATTAGGTTGTTTGTAATATGTTTTAAACTTATAAGGTCTTTTCTCATTCCATCCAAAACCCCTTTGTTCTAACTCTAATTCTTTATCCAACATTTGTTCGATTGTTAAATTAGTGTATCTAATTGACCTATTTTTATTATTCACACTACCATTATTTGCTGTAACAGTCCACATATGTTCTTTACAACAAATAGTAGAATATCCATCATTAAATGTTATTTTAAATAAGTCTTTTTTAGGTTGTGGGTGAACTTCAAGAACTTTTGTTTTTTTACCATCAGAACCAATTACATAATCACCCACTTTTAAATCGCCAATTTTAACCTTTCCAGTTGGTGTGTAAACTAACTCATTGATAATCACCGCTTTACCCAAACCCATATCGTCAGCTAAAATAGCACCATCTCTGCATGATAAAAATTCAATTCCAGTTTTTTGGTGCTCATAAGGTAACCTACAGTCAGCGTCCATTTTTTCGTACCTCTCCCAGTCAATATCTAAATCACACTCAGTAAAATAAGGGTCATCCAATACCATAGTTTTTGGTAAGAAATACATTTTAGCGTGTTTCTGATTCCTCTTAAGCTTACCGTATACGTGATAAGTTTTTTCTTGGTCAGCTAACATGGCTTGAATTAGAATTCTTTCTGGAACAAAAGATAGATTTTCTTTTTCCTTTAAAGAGTTACCCAATAATGGGTTTATTTCAACCACCTTGTTTAAAACTTGAGGTGGAGTATCGTGAAAATCAGTTATGTACTGAGATTGCCCTTCAGTTAAACTTATTTTACCTGTTTTGAGTAACTTAGATTTTAACTCCTTTATATAAGGGTTAATACCTTCGTATGTTTGCAATAAAGTTACTGCACCCCTACCCTTTAAAT